GGCCTTGCTCGGAGTATTGGCTCTTCTGCTCTTCGTGTTGGTGCGGGTGTCGGAACTTTGCAAGCGGGTTTGGAACTCGCTCGTTTGCCGTTTGATCCTGTAGGTACATGGCAGGAATCAGCCTTCAATATTGGGGCTGCAATGGTCGCTGGTGGCATCTTGGGCGGTGCGCTGGGTATACCGGCCGCAAGGCGCGCAAAGGCTTTGGAGGCCACCTCAAAAGAAATTAATGAGTTTACTGAGATTATTGGCGAGTTGACTGCTGACGAGGCCGCAAGCATTGGTAGTAGAGAGACAAGGCAGTTCAGTGGTGTTGCTGATGAGGCACTGGATGCTCGTGCCAAGTCTATTCCTAATGAGATTGGCCTAATTCAAAAAGAAATTGATAGGCTTCAAAGGTCAGTTAAAGACGGCAAAGATCTTCCTAAGAAGGTTCTCAATGAGATTGCTGGCCGGAAAAAAGGCATTGAGAATCTTGAGGCTGACCTAGTAAATGTTCGCAAAGAGCGTTCTCTGCGGCGTATTGAAGACGCTCGTATGGATAGCGCGGCCAAAGATCCGTATAGACTTGCAGAAAGTTGGTTTACCGATTCTTGGCTGTTTAACAAACTAACACCAAGACCCCTGATAGATGCCTTGCAATCTGGCATACCTACAAGCGTTAAGAAAATGTTTGTAGATCTTGTTGGTGATAAAGGATTTTTGATGGCCATGAATAAAGTTGGCCTTACATCAGGTGATTCTACATATGCAAGAGCCAAGATTCGTGAAGGCGAATGGGTTCAAGTTTATGACCAGTTGATTGATAACTTCGGCAAGTCATCTGGTCGTGGTACTGCCGTGTTCATGGATCACAACTTTAACAATATGGATGGCTCATTTAGCAAATATCTTGAAGAGATTAATCGTAAATATGTCAATGGCATAGACGGTGTTGATGATCTTGAGCGTGAATCCATCAAGCTAATGACAAACTTCTGGGAGAAGTGGGAAGAGCGACTAACCAGAACAGGTTTGATTGGCAACCGTAAATTCATGGAAAACATGATGATGAACAAAGAGTTCAAGCTGCGGCAAGCCCATGAAAAGCTGGACGATATTGAAGCAAAAGAAGGCATATCATTTGTCGAGCAACGCCAAAAACTGCGTGAATTGCGTAGGCAAAGAAACAATCTCAAGGAAGAAGAGTCCGCTCGTGGCCTGACAGAAAAGCAACTGAAGCTACTCAATGACACTGAAGTAGAGATTGAACGGCTGGCTAAAGTCCCCCCGACTGTAACGCTCAATCAACGCAAGGCTATAGACTCTCTTGAGTTAAGGATTGCTAGGATTGAGGATGAGCTTACAGAACTTGACCACAACTTGAAGGCCATGCAAGATGACCCCACCATGCCGCCTAACGAAGAGAATATGTTCTCTCGTTATTGGAACAAGCAAGCTATTGCTGACAATCGTGAGTCATTCGGCAAGATACTGTTTGATTGGTTCAAGGATAATCCGTTTGTCTGGGAGGCCAATCCTCAAGCACGTTCTATCAAGCGCAACTTGTTTGAACTATCTGATGCAGAAATCCTGCGTAAGTATGGTGATGAGTTTAATGTCAGAAAGGTTGTGTCTGGCGACAAAGCTCGTGAAGCTATTAAAAATGCACACCCTAAAGGCGCATTGGGTATGCACCAGTACATCGATCTTGAGAAGGGCATCATCTACATCGACAGGCAAGGTGTGTATGCCAAGTATCGTAAATTCAAGCAGTCAGTAAAAGACAAGCAACAAACTATTGCCGATATGAGAAAGGCGGCTGGTGACAAGCCAGACCTGTATAACAAGGCCTATTTCCATCATAACATGTTTATGCTGAACAACTCTGATAGCTTCAGATCTTTTGCTGATTATCAAGACTTTGTTCTGCTACACGAACTTACACACGGCAAATTCAAAAAGCGTTACAAAGAAGACGACATTGAATACGAAATGCGTGTCAATGATGAGGCTCTTTCTCGCATGAAAGAGATTCACAAGGAAATGCGTACACCACCAGCACAGTGGGTTCGCAACGACTTGGACGACAGTAAAGAGGCCATTCAAGCAAGGGTCGATGCCGCTATCAAAAACATTCTAGATGAGGATGACCCCACATCTGAGGCTGCTTCATTTTTTGGGCATGGCAAGTCAAAGCACTTCCGCCACAGAACATTGGACATCCCTAATAGCCTTGTCTACGACTATATCGTCAACGATCCGATTGCTGTAATGAAGGCATACACTGCTAGGGTTGCGCCTCGTTATGAGTTTGCCAACAAGCACAATGGCAAATCTCTAGATGACATTCTTGATGACCTTGAAGATGATATGCTTGCTCAAGGCCAAACTATGGATGAGGTCAATAAACATCGAAAAAACTACATCATCCTATATGATCGTGTTGTTGGCTCAACGCTAAGAGAACCGCATAGCTGGGATGCTCGCTTCGCACAAGTTATGAGAGACGCGGCACAGCTTAACTATCTTGGTTCTGCTGGCTTTTCAACTTTGCCTGACATGGCAAAAATTCTTATGGAGCATGATGGCAGAACTATTGTCATGCTTCTCAAGAATATTGCAGATCAGCGTGTGCGTATGGGGGCAGAAGAGGGCAGGATTGCTGGTCAGATGCTAGAGATCCTGACAGGCAGTAGTCACATGCGCCTGACAGAAGAACTGTCAAACAGCCCATTCTCAAGCAACACCTTTGACCGTGTTTATACACAAAATGTGGATTGGTTTAAGAATCAATTCTACAAAGCAAACTTGCTTGCTCCATTCACACGCATTTTCAAGCAACTAGACTCAATGGCTCGTTGCCATACTCTTGTAGATTATGCTGTCAAAGTTACAAACAAAACGGCTAGTCCGATGGAGATTGCATATCTTGCCCGTTATGGGTTCGATGCAAAGAAAGCGGCCAAGATTAAACAGCTTGCTGATGATGGTGTCATTGAGCAAATCGATGGCGGTTTGTATATGCCCAACACTAGGAACTGGCCTCGTGAGTTAGAAGAACTTCGGGATGATTTTAGATCCGCTCTCAACTCTGGTATTGAAAACACTATCTTGATGGGTACGCCAGCGGATAAGCCTGTTCTTGTAGATGGTATATTTCATATTCCTATGAGCATTGCTGGCAAGCTGGGGCTTCCAGAAGATAGCGTAGTTCGCGGCTATCACAGGATTGAGAGTCCTTTGCTGGGTATGCCATTCCAGTTTATGTCTTACAGCTTTGCGGCTCTAAACAAAATTACAGCGGCATATGCAACCAATCAGGTAAAGAATAGATATACGGCTCTTGTTGCGGCTATGGGGCTTGGAGCTTTGTCTGTGTATTGGAAAACACCAGAGTTTGCTCGTGAGAAGTTTACAACGGCAGATTGGGTTTCAAGATCGTTTGACGCGTCTGGTCTTGCTGCTTTGTACTCTGATGCTTTCTACACATCGATGAACACATCTCTTGCTCTTGGTGGCCCTGATATTGGCATGGGTATTATACCTCCAAAATTCCCACAAAAAAGAGACACATTAGAAGGAATTATTGAGCCTCTTGGAACTGGCCCTGCTATTACTCATAACTTTCTTCGCTATGGTGTCGGCAATTTTGTGCAAGGCGAGTATGGGGAAGGCACAAAACACATGATACGAAATCTCCCAGCAATGCGTCTTTGGTTCTTAAAAGAGTTTATGAACGAAACTACACGCGACATTGCAAATATGGGCCGATATTAATTGTGCGTTGAGGAAAACTGTAATTTAAGTTAGGATGCGACCATGACTATCAACTTAGCAGACAACAATCCGAGAAACGAATATACGGTTGCTGATGGCAATTCGCAGACTGTATTCACCATGACGTTTGAGATCTTCGATAACGCAGATCTCAATGTCTACGTTGACAATACTCTGCAAACATTAACCACGCACTACAAAATCTCGGACTCAAACACAGATGCTAATGCTGGGCATACCAGCGGTACAGACGGTCATGTGCATTTTACTAGTGCTGTTTCTGCTAGTGGTGCTGATAAAAAAATTGTGTTTACTAGAGACATTGATCTTAAACGTACCACTGATTTTCCTGCATCTGGCGCATTTCAAATTAGTGCGTTGAATACAGAACTTGATAAAATCATTGCAATTGCCGCAGATCTGAATGACAAAGCTGAACGAGGATTGCAACTTTCTGATACTGACACTACTGCCAGTTTAGAAATTCCTAGCCTTGCTCTTCGTGCCAATAAATATCTAGCGTTTGATTCTAGTGGAAATGCAACTGCAACTGCTGGTACAGCAGACGTTACTCCAATCAGTACAGCTATGGGCAGTGTTGTTGGTGGCGCAACTCTTGATATTGCCAAAACAGCTTTATTGAGCGGAACAAATATTTCCTTAAACACAGCCAATACTATTACGACTCTTAATTCTAACGGCGACCTAACTTTGACGCCTAACGGTACTGGTACTGTAGTTGTTAGCACTGACCTAGATGTTGATAACATTAACGTCAATGGCAATACCATTAGCAGCACTGATACAAACGGCAACATAACGCTAGACCCTAATGGTACTGGCAGTGTTGCAATAACCTCCGCCAATCTTGTCTTAAGTAGTGGTAACGGAATTGATTTTAGTGCAACGGCCGACAGTTCTGGTACGGCAGTATCTGAAATTTTTGATGACTACGAAGAAGGTTCTTTTACGCCTACATGGTCAAGTGGCCTTACATCAATTTCATACACATCACAGGTCGGCAGATATGTGAAGATTGGCACTTTTGTTTATTGCCAAATACTTCTTGATGCTAGCAGTGCGACCAAGGCCAGCAGTCAGGTCAAGATTGGTGGCCTGCCGTTTACATCAGCAAATGTTACAAACTCACATGGCAGTGGTGTATGTGGATCTACAGGAGGGGGCTTTGACATCAGCAATGGTGTTGTGTTTGAGATCCAAAACAACGATACAGAGTTGATCTGGCATAGCCAAAGTGGTGCGGATTATGCGGGAACTTCTTTGAGCGATCAGAACGCACCCATGAAATTTACAGCTACCTACATTGCGGCTTAACAGGAGTTAAGAATGTCACTGACAAAAGAATTTGAATATGACTGTGAAGTGCGTGGGCCTTACAAGTCTGTGCAGGTTCGAAAAACCACTATTATAAAAGACAGCGGCGCAGAAATAAGCAGGACTCACCACCGGCATGTTTTGCAATGCCGTGATAAGTCTAGCGGATCGTGGGCAGATACTGATATTTCTGGTGAGGATGCTAGCGTTCAAGCCGTCTGCAATGCTTTATGGAGCAACAGTGTTAAATCCTCTTTTGAGGCTTTTAAAGATTCCTTGAGCAAGGAATAACAAGGAGAAAAAAATGGCAACAACACTTGCAGTAGGCCAAGATTTACTTGAACCGATCCAAGTCCTTCCACTTGGAACAACTCAAACCATTAGTGTAGCAAGTAGCAGTGCAGCAAACAGCAGTGCTTTTGCTGTTGGCACTACAGTTGTGCGCGTTGTTAGCACGACTGACTGCCACATTATATTTGCCGCAAGCCCAACAGCAACAACCAGCACAGCTTATCTGCCAGCGAATCAGGTTGAATATTTTAAAGTCAATGCTGGCGAAAAGGTTGCAGCCATTAGAGCCAACGCAGATGGAACTTTGTACGTTACAGAGATGGCCTAATGTTTAGAAGCCCCGGACTACGCAAGAGCGTCGAGCAACCTGTTCTCGACCTGAACTTTGCTGCTGCTGGAGCACTTGATAGCCGCATTACTTTTTCTCGCGGCACAAGCGCAACATTTGTTGGAAGTAATGGTTTAATACAAACCGCCGGAAACAATGTAGCGCGTTTCGACTATGACCCTGTGACGAACACGCCGAGGGGGCTGCTGATTGAGGAAGCGCGGACTAATCTTGCTCCAAGCAGTCATGAGTTTAATGCTTCCACAGGGACTACAAGATCGGCAGACGCCCACACCGCACCAGATGGAACAACAACCGCTGATGAATTTACTATTTCTTCTTCAAATGAAAGTCATCAAATAACAAATCTTGGCTTGGCAGGAAGCGATGTTACAACGGGCACTGTTCACGCTGTTAGCTTTTTTGCAAAACTTATTAACGGAACGCCAAACATAGGCGTTCGCGGGTTTGGAAAAGGCGGTCTTAACACGTTTCCTATTTTTGATTTAAATGCTGGCACTGTCGTTAATGTTGGCAGTGCGTGGGAAAGCGGCACTGCAATAGAAAGTTTTGGCAATGGATGGTTTCGGTGTAAATGCGTCGTTAACCCATCTTCTCAATTCTCAACACTTATTCACTTTCTTGCAAGCGGTGATACCAATGGGACAGGAACTTTCACAGGCAATGGCACAGATAAAGTTGCTGTATGGGGCGGACAGTTAGAAGTCGGCTCTTTTGTTACCAGCCACATTGCGACAACCGGCAGCGCCGCCACCCGCAACGCAGATGTCGCGACAATGGGTCCGACGAATAGCAAGCCCTTTGAGGGGTACAACACAGCAGAGGGTACTATTTTTATGGAGGGCAGTGTTCCCTTTACTCCGCAGGCTACTGATTTCACAGCGCTAGTTCGGCTTGAAGGGGCAGACCCTAATAATGACAGGATAGACTTGAGACTTAATTCATTGCCCCAATTGGCTACCTTGGTAAAGGTTTCTGGGAGTAATACACAGACTCAAGGTGTTAACAATGTTGATGCAGACGAGGTGTTCCGTTTTGGATTAGCCTTCAAAGAAGACAGCTTTGTTGCAGCTTCTAGCCAAAAATTAGCTGTAGGTATAGACAACTCTGGAGCAATTCCAACAATCCAAAAAATGTCCCTTGTGCCAATAGACGAATATCCAAATGCAGGGCATTTCAAGCGAATACTCTACTTTAACAGGCGTATTTCGGATAATCACTTGCAGTCCATGATGGACCCCTATCAGCTTTGATGAGCATATACAATGACTGATGACATAGAAGACATCCCGCCGCCTCAGGCCGACTGGTATCTTAAAGTAGCTGACAGAGCCGCTCTGATTACCGCGCTGAAAGGGCCAAGCGAAAGCAGCGATACAGGTCCTGTTTATCCTCACAGCATCATCACACAGGATGACGACGACAACGATCTCATCATGGCAACGCACTGGGTGCGGGTGGATGACATCGGTAGCATCTATGCGCCTACCGGCAAGACGCTAACGGATGATGAGGGCAACGAGTACCCCGAAATGGCGGCTGTGGCTGGCTACCACGCCAACCTGAGAAAGCTGTCAGATAAGGCTGACACGCTGATCAAGCATTTGGAGGATGGTGGTCACATCATTACACCACCAGCAACACCAGCGAGGGGGTTCGCATAATGGCCAAACCAACTGCAGCTTCTGTACAAGCACAGATAGATACCCATGAGGCAGTGTGCGCTGAACGCTGGAAGGAAACTATCCTGCGTATCAAGCGCATCGAACATATAATGATTGGCACTGCCGGTACAATAATCCTGTTGCTTATCGGGATTATAGTTAATGGATGATCCATGTGTTCTTGCTGTTTGTATATTTAGGTGTCGGTAAGGATAAGAGCCTCGTTAGTAACGATATGTATTTTCGCAGTGTTGATGACTGCGTTTACTTTGCGCAACGGTTGCACAGACAGGGAAACAACATCACTGCTTATTGTTTGCCAAAGCTGGTAGACAAAAGCGTTAGGGTCTATTGATGCTTGCTGAACTCGCAGCAGCCAATGCGGCATTTGCCGTTATTAAACAATGCGTTAGCAACGGCAAGGAAATAGCTGCTGCTGGCAGTGCAATCGCACAATTTGTTGGCGCAAAAGAAAAGCTACAGCAGAAAGCGCAGAAAAAGGGAGGCGGCTCTGATCTCGAAGAGTTTATGGCTCTCGAGCAAATTCGGCAGCAGGAAGCAGAACTCAAACAGTTTATGATTTACGCCGGTAGGCCGGGCCTGTGGAATGATTGGCAACGCTTTCAGGCGAAGGCTAGGGTAGCAAGACGAGAAGCAGAACAGGAGCGTACAAGAAAACGCAAGCACCATTTAGAGGTTGCTATCATTACGTTTCTTTTGATTGTATTTGCTTGCATCTTGGCTTCTGTTGTTCTCATAGTTTTGCATGTACAAGGGAGACTGTAATGACAGTTGAAAACATAGCTCGTAAAATGCTTGAACTAAAAATTTTGCCAAGATTTTCTATTTTGGTAATGACGGGTGTTTATGTGCGTTGCATCGAATGGGCGCTTTCGCAACCAGATTTGTCAACTCAGCAGGCTTCGCTTATCAGCGTAGTAACAGGAGCAATGACAGGCTCACTGGCAGTCTGGCTTGGGAGTGAGAAATGATTCAGGCATTATTACCAATTGTAGGAGAACTGGCTGGCGGCTGGTTGAAAGGAAAGGCTGACGAGAAGGCCGCTAAATCTAGAGTTAAAGTTGCTCGTGCTGAAGCCGAGGCTGAAGTGATGCGGGTTGCCGCAACACATGAAGCTGGATGGGAAAAGGTTATGGCTGAAGCCAGCAAAGATAGCTGGAAGGATGAGGCATGGACTATACTATTCATAGTTATCATTGCGATGTGTTTCATACCGCCGTTGCAGTCATATGTGGAGCGTGGCTTCATTGCGCTTCAATCGACTCCCCAGTGGTTCCAGTGGGCAATGTACGCCAGCATAGCGGCGAGTTTTGGATTGCGTGGTATCAAGGGGTTGAAGAAGTGAAGATTGAAAAGCTGATTAAAGATCTTGAGGTTGATGAGGGTTGCAAGTTTGAGCTGTACAACGATCATCTTGGATACAAAACCTTCGGTATCGGCCATCTGGTGCGCGAGGACGAGCCTGAGTGGGAGTTGCCTATTGGGACGCCAGTTTCTCAAGATCGCGTTCGTGAGGCGTTTGAGCGCGATCTAGACACTGTTCGCCTAGACTGCATCAAACTGTACCCCAACTTTAATGAATTGCCAGACGATGCCCAGCTTATCATTGCGAATATGATGTTTAACATGGGTCTGCCGCGACTCTCTCAGTTTAAAAAGATGAAAGCTGCAGTAGATGAAAGCAATTGGGAAGAAGCTGCTAACCAGATGGAGCAGAGCCGCTGGTATCGTCAGGTGCAAAATCGGGCAGGCCGTCTGGTGGAGAGGATGCGCCTTCTGGCCGTTCCGATCTAAGCATTTCGCCAGCCGCTTCTAAGAAGCGCATACCCATTCTGAGCATTTGTTCAGCGTTCATGTCTGCATGATACAGCTTGCCGTTCACGCTAATCTTTAGCCCATCATTGCGTGGCACTACCAGTATCATTGCTTTGCGACCTTCCATATCTTCCAGCCTTCTCTTGTCTTCTGCTGTCGTGTGCCGAAACCATGCCAGTGCATTGCGCGTCTGGCATTGTCGCACTCTTTCTCAGTTTCAAATAACAGGCAATCATCATAGCCCATATCTGGAATGAAGTTCCACTTGCCCCTCTGTTTGATTGGGTCTGGTGCTTTTATCATGTTCATGTCTAACTCCGTTGTTGTCCCAAAAGCAAACCCCCCAGCGGCGGAGGAACTGCCACTGAGGGGTCACGCAAGGGGAAAGAGAACAGCAACCCTTGCTGTATGATTCCAACGCCGCTTCTTTCATCGGCGTTTTAGAAAGGAATCGTGTCGTCAATCACCTCGCCCTTCACAGGTTCGGGCGTTGACGACTCTTCCGTTGTAGCCATTTTCTCGCTGACTTGCAATGACATGTACGGCTTTTCATTAGCCATGCCGCGCCATCCTGCAATGCGTAGCTTATCTGAGATAAGGTCGAGTGGCCCAGAATAGTCTGGTGCTTTCTCGTTCTTCTTCTCTTTGTCTTCAAACAAAGCCCCCATCTTTTGATAGACCTCAAGGCGTTTGTTGCCGTTCTTTGATGTCATCTGCATCATAACGACAGGGTATTCTTTGCCGTCGATGTTCAGCTTGCCTTGCAAGATAAACTTCTGGTCATCGAAAGGAGTGAACACTGCACCCCTGTTGGTATCATCATACTCGCTCATTACCAGCCTCCGCTGTTTTTGGTGTTGCCACTGTCGGCATCGTATTTGTTGCCGTCATACTTGCCGAGGAATACATCGGCGTTGAATCCGAGATGGGATAGTGCCTTGGTCAGCCCATCCGTGACCGCCATCTTTGGCGCATCTTCGGCAAACTTGTAGTTGCCGCGCTTGTCTTGCTTGAAGAAAGTTCGGCATCCTGTGAATGGCCCATAGCTGTTCTCGCGTGAGCCATGCCAGATAGTTACATGCGCCATGACAGCAATCTGTCCGTCCTGTGCGCCGACTGTATCTACAGATGATGTCCAGCCCCAGCCCTCACCGACTGGCCCGAATGTCTCGGTGGCTTTCATCACCTGATACTGTGGGTCGATTGCAGTGAACGATCTGCCGATAGTCACTGTCTTGAGATATGCTGGATCAGATTTGTCTACCTGATTCCAGATTCGCATGTTCTTGTTTTCAGCCATCAGTGTTCTCCTTTACGCTGATACGCAACGAGCCTCGCTTGTCGCGCTTGATTGTGAGTAGGTCGCAGTACACTTCCCTCTCTTCATTGGCGACCATCGCCTTGAGATCTGCCTTTGCAGACTCAAACGACTTCGCCGCTCCTTCGGCTTCGATGTAGTCATGTGCGCGACTGATGAACTCGTTATCACCACTCGCATCCCTCCTGACCATATCGTCCACCCGAATGTGGTCTGTAGTTAAAGACGTAGGCTGTTTGCCTACAGCGGGTTCGGTGTCCGATGTCACACACTTCCAGAACTCTGCAATGTGTACCATCATGTTGTCTGTGTATGTGTCATCTCGCGCAACCGCCACCGCCTCCCAGCGGCGGTTGCCGAAGATGACAGATAGATAGCAATGTGTTGCGTCTGCAAGCCTCATGTAGAACTGTATCTGCGGCATGTACTGCCTGATACAAGACTCCATAGTGTTCCTGTCATATGTGTGCTTGCACTCAAGAATCTGTTTCCGCAACGCATTTGAGAATATCCAGCCATCAACAGTGCCTTTGCATGGCACCTTATTGATTGTGGCCTCAAAGGCTTTCTGTTCGCGTATGTGGTCACAATGCTCTTCAGATGGGAAGCCAATGTGATGTCGCTTGAACCACAGTATGTTGAACTGCTCAGTGTATACCCCAAGCTGGACTGCAATGTTTTCTGAAAGATCGGCGGACTTGGCACGGCCTGTCTTCTCAAGCCATAGTGTGTGCCAATCACCTTCCATGATTCGACGCGCATCGCTGCCGCCGATGAAGCCTCGTCTGTTCATGCTGTTCTCCTTATGAATAGACTACTGTTTTTGTTGAAGAAACGCAAGTTTTTTTGCGGTCAGAGCCTCCAATAGTTTGATGCGTTTTGTTAGCTTCCAGCCGATGTGCTTGTAGAACTCAGCGTATGCAGGCCAGAAAGTTGTTTCACGAGAAACATTTTGGATTGCTGTGTTCACAATGTCAGCAGGGAACTCGACAAGCTGATTGGATATGGCACTGATGCGGACGCTCATATCGCCAGATGATTCGCCAGATGGTTTGACTACCAGTGTAGACAGGATGACAAGCTGGCCTTTGATATCATCGATGGGCATAGGCTCAAGCGATGCTTGCACAACCTCGATTGCCTTGTTGCATTGTTCCTCCGTATCGCATTGTATTTGATAGCCGCGCACCTGTATTTCTGCACCATGCGGTTTGTATCTGACAATGCTGTCTTCAATCACTGGATAGCCTGTCAATGACTCCAGCGAAGAAATTAGATTCTTGTCCAGTTGATGAGGATTGTTTACCTCTAGCATCCTTGCGACTGCGGTTGCTTTCTTTGTTAAACTTAACGGCGTTAGCACACCACTTTCTGTAGGCGAGAGAGATGTCGCTGAACCGTGACCCTTTCCCAACGTGGTAATTGCAGAACCTACCTGTTTCAATGGCATGATCGATGTTCTCCTTTAGTGCCTCATTGATTGATTCCATTAACTCTGTTGTCGGTTTCCAATAGACAGGCACCTTTTGCCTACTGGTTCTGCGCTTTTTTTCAGAGCCTTCTTGCATCAGCGGCACGAAGTGTTCCTCAAATACTTCAGTGTCAATGATGACGACAGACTTTGGTTCGCCTGTTCGCCGCTTGTAGATAGCAATGTCACGCTGGTCTAAGACGGTGAAAGGGCTGGGGAAAGAGCCGCCGTCCCTATACTTTACCTCAACTACCAGTTCGTGTCCTCCGATTTCGAGGAGGATGTCTCCCCGATACTCGCCTCCCAACTGTCCTGAGAGGGGCTGTTTCTTGGCTTTGAAGCCGATTTTTTGGAGCCACTCAAGGATTTTTGTTTCATGGTAGCTTCCTTTTCTGCGCTGAGATGTTGCCATCCGTAATACTCCCAACAGTCTACGCAGTATGTTGACCCGCTTGCGAGTACAACAAACCACAATTGCAATGTGTTACATTTTTCGCACAAGGCTGGTTCGCCTTTGCGATCTTCTGCAACCTTACGTCTCGCTTTCCGTGCGTTTCTCTGTGACTTTGATTTGTAAGCCAAGTGCTTCCACCCAACAGCCAAGCATGAAGCCAGATGGCACTCTCTTGTACTGCTCCCATTTGTGAATTAAAGATTTGGCGCAACCTATCTCAAACGAAAGTTGCTCCTGTGACATCCCAAGTTCCTGTCTGCGTTTGATTAACTGGTCAACCATGATCTCGTATCCATTAATCATAGTTGTCTCCAGTAATCATGGCTTCAAGTTCCTCGTCAGTCATGTGATCTATTTCATCAAATGAGATCTCCGGCTTGCGTGGTCTTGGTGTTAGCTGTCTTTTCCTCGGCTTGCGTGTTGGAGGCGCGATTGTTTTCCGCTTTTTGAGGGCTTCAAACAATCGCTCCTCTGTAGAGAATCGATGCTGGCAGGATTTACATTTGCGTCTGCGCCTTACCGTGCCATCCATCCTGCGCGAGTCGAGGACATCAGTCTCCTTCTCGCACTTGGGACATTGCATCGATTATCTCCTTGCCTTGTTTGGTGATAGCCCAGACAACCTCGTTGCGATTGCGACTGTTGCGGATTCTATATCCTGTGTCTTCAACCAGTTTGTATCTGCAAAGCTCAGTGATGCGTGGCTTGATTGAGTATAGCCACTCACCTGATTTGCTTGCGACCTGTTCGCCTGTCATTCCTTCTGGGTTATCATACAGTATCTGCAAGACAACAAGCCGCAGTCCTGTGACACGAGAAGCAATCAGTTCTGCCGCTTGTTTCTCTGTATCCTTGTAGTCTTTGTGATGCATGGCACTCACATTGACATCAAAAAGATCTGCCATCATTTCATCCTCCATACCCGATAGGTTTCATCGGGAAGTTTACGCATGGTGCCTGTCATGCCTCTGCGCCGCAGGGCTTGGCACATTGCCATTGCTTCACTGGAGTTTTTGCAAACCACCGAGTATCCTACTGCCATGTGAGATGCTGTCTTGCCGAGTTCAGAATGTACGCCACGCTTTGCTGGCAGTGGCACATTGCTTTCAATTTTCATTGATGCGTTCTCCTATTTTGTAAGTGTGGTCAGTGACCTTCCACTCTTCACATTGATGCGCTACCTCAATAGCGTCATCGTTTTCACGAACCCACACCTCCTGATAGACGGTCTGGAGTACCAGTACATCAAGCAGTTCTGATTTGCAGTTGGTGCAGAATCCTCCTGTGTGTTCGTCTGGATGGCACAAAGAATTGTACGACTCATGTTGAGTGCCGCAGTCACGGCACTCATACATTTCATCGTAAATTTTCTCAGCCACATGTTTAGTATGGTATCTCATCATCCATCTCCTGCGGCGGATGCTTCTCCTCCCAAGCTTGTATTGCACGTTCTAAAAACTTCTCTTTGTCGAAACGTGGATTGGTCTTGGCAAGTTTGTCCGCCATGATTTGTATCTGAGAAGGCCACCCCATGAGCGGGGCAACCTCGTCAGCTAGATATATGAAATGGCGTGTTTGCATCAGTGTTTTCATACAATCCTCCAGATACGAAAACCGTTGTCGGTCATGCGAGTTACAATGCGTTGATTGCGATTGTAAAAACGCTTACGCGCTGCATTTTTCTCGGTTGTTGTTGTGACCTCAAAGGACTCACCGATCTCTAGTTCTGGGAACGGATACTTTGGGTCGCGTCCTGCACCAGTGGCAGGAACAGATATCTTCTTCGATACACGGTAAGCCATTTACACCTCCTGTAGTTTTGGCTTTTGATAAGGCTCATCATCAGTTGCATCACGCTCAATCACTTCATGGAATTGATTCTCCATGTTTTTGAGGCCAGTGACATACATGTTGATGCTGTATTTGAACGAGCTGTTTTCTGCATGAAGTTGCTCAGACAGTTGTTCAAGCTGTCGATTGATAATGACAAGTTGATTGAGTACCGACTTCGGCATTGTGTTCTCCTTTGTTTGAGTAAAGAGGATGGAAACTGCCCCCTCACCCACGGCAGGGGGGCAGTTCCAGACTCCTTATGCAAAGTCCAGCATCTTGAGATGCTTGGACAGTTGGTT